TATTTGAACAGGTCAGACCTGACGGACAACATTGACACGTTCATTGATTTGGCTGAAGCAAGACACGCAAGGGATTTAAGAGTTCGTGAGATGGAATCTGACGATGTTTCAACCACTACCGTGTCAGGCACTCAAAGCTATGATCTGCCTACCGGCTATCTGGAGATGAGATTTGTCACCTGGCAGTCCAACCCTTACACCTATCTGGATTATATGTCTCCGCCTGACTTGTTCAGGGTGTTCAATGCGGGAGAAGGATCTGGAACGCCACGCTACTACACTATTGTAGGAACGAAAATTTATCTGGGATTTAAACCTGATGCAGCTAATGTTTTAGAATTAGGAATATTTAAAAAATTAACTGCCCTGTCCAGCTCCAATACATCAAACGCCATATTAACGAATTATCCTGATCTGTATTTATACGGATCACTGGCTGAATCCGCACCATTTCTGATGCAGGATGAAAGACTGCCAGTCTGGGCGGGATTGTACAAGGAGGGAGTTAAATCCGCCAACCTGTCATCTTCACAAGGAAGGACATCCGGTTCGCCTTTGAATATGTCAGCTAAAATGGTGGTGTAAATGATTGAGTTTGGTGAATTATTTGCCGATCTTCCGACTTATAAAAATCAAGGTGCTATCAAGGTGGATGGAGTCATCCCTGCCAAAGTAGGCTACAGGGGATTTCCCAATTTTGCCGAGAGAAGCACCAACGCTTTAGGAACGACTGCCGTAGGACTGTTCACAGCGTTTTCCTCTACAGGATCAACCAACTATGCGGGTGACACGACAAAACTGTATCAGTATGATTCTACGCAGACGTTCAATGACAAGTCAAAATCAGGAAACTACTCAAACTCCACAACGGAGAATGACCGGGATTTCTGGTCATTCACGCAGTTTGGAAGCAGGGTCATAGCGACCAATTACGCAGATCCGATTCAGTATTTTGATGAAACTTCGAGCAGCTTGTTCGCAGACCTCATCAGCACCATACACGCAAAGTATATCTGCACGGTTCGAGATTTTGTCTTTGCAGGGTACACGAAGGAAATTGAAACGGCAGAAGATTTTGATTCTAATGCTATTTCAAGCAATGAAATAACGATCACTGCTCACGGATGGGCGACTGGAAACACGGTTGTCTATGACAGGAACGGAAATACGGCACTTACGAATCTTACGGATGGCGACACTTATTACGTCATCAAGGTTGACGCTGACACGATCAAACTGGCTACAACCAACGCTAATGCAGTGGCAGGAACTGCCATTACATTATCGGCTACAGGCGGATCGGAAACACACAAACTGCAAAAATTCACAACGAATTTTCAACGGGTTAAATGGTCAGCACTTAACGACAGCTCCGACTGGACTGCGAGTACGGCAACTCAATCCGGTTATCAGACGATACCTGGAACTCACGGAAAAATTCAAGCGGTTGTCGGTGGTGAGGATTTTGCAACCATCTTTTTTGAAAGAGCAATTTACAGGGCGGATTATACAGGATCTCCATTGATCTTTACCTTTAATAAGATCGCAGACAACATTGGAGCATTTGCTCCTCGTTCAGTTGCCTCATTCGGCAATATGATTTTCTTCCTGGCTGATGACGGTTTTTATAAACTGACAGGCGGACAGCAGCTAGAGCCAATTGGAAACGGCAAGATAGATGATTTCTTTTATAGCGATCTTTTAACAAACATTGACGGCATCACATCCGCAATCGATCCGAATAACAGCTTGGTTGTTTGGTCGTATCGAGGAGATGGTGCGACTGGAGCAAGTTCATTAAACAATAAATTATTAGTCTTTAACTATGCGGTCAATAAATGGAGTACGGCAAGTATTGATTTAGAATACTTAGGCACTTCAGCACAAGAGGCGTTCACGCTTGAAGCTCTCGATGAAATTTCATCTTCCATTGACACGCTTCCTTACAGCTTGGACTCGTATCGCTGGTTGGATGGTTTGATCGGGTTAAGCGGATTCAATTCCTCGCACAAGTTCGGCAAGTTCAGTGGAACTAATGTCGATGCCACAATTGACACAAAGGAATTTGAAGGTGCGGAAGGAAAGAGAAGCACCCTCATCAACTGTACGCCCATTGTCGATGTGAACGGATATTCTGGAACTGTGACGGCAACGCCCATCACTCGTTCCTCCCAAGCTGACGCAGTGACGGTTGGAACGGCTGTGAGTGAAAGATCAAACAACGGTGACTGTCCTCTTCGATCAACGAGCAGGTATCACCGCATAAGAGTCATTGCTTCAGGTAATTTTACAACTCTGTCCGGTGTGCAAGTTGAAGCTAAACCGGAAGGAAAAAGATAGTGGCGACAAGTTCCTATAAGACAGTGCCACTGTCCGTACCTGACCAGTCAGTGCATTTAAGGATGATCTCCCTTGCATTGAACAACACCATCGCAGGAAAGGTCAACAGCACGGGATCAGCAACATTGACGGCTAGTGCAACGACAACCGTTCTCACGGATGAGAGAATTGGAAGCGGGTCTGTCATTCTGTTTATGCCTACTACGGCTAATGCTTCAACGGCTTACGCAAACTTATATGTGTCAGCCAGGATTGAAGGATCAGCCACGCTGACGCATTCAAGTTCAGCCAACACTGACCAGACTTTCGGTTATGTCATTTTTGGATGATCGTAAAAGTACCGCCAGAGGACTTATTCATCATTTGGAACGAGGTTGAGCCGCTAATAAAAAAAGCTCTTGATGACTGTTACAAGGCACAGGACATTTTAGACGGCTTGATGGAAACCAGATTCCAACTGTTCATCAGTTGGGAGGACAGGGTGGAGAGTGCTGTAGTGACGGAAGTCGCCCAGTATCCTCAAAAAAAGATACTACGATATTTTCTTGCAGGAGGAGAAAATATGAACAATTGGCTGGAGCCGATACAAAAAGAAATTGAACAATTTGCAAAATACAACCAATGCGATGCGATAGAAGTCGCAGGTCGCAAGGGATGGGCAAGAAAATTAAAAGGATATGAACAAAAAATTTATTTATTTACGAAGGAGCTATAATGTCAAAGGGCAGTAATCCGACCAATGTGACAACTACGACAGCAAACGAGCCATCAGAGTTCATCACGCCTTATGTCACACAGGCGATGAATGCGGCACAGGATTTATTTGAGTCTGGATCACCCAATTATTATCCTAATCAAACCTACGCTGATTTCGCACCTGAAACTGTCGCAGCTCAAAATTTAATTCTTCAGAACGTGGCACAAGGATCACCATTGCTGGGTTCTGCACAGCAGGAAATCAGTAATATTTTATCCGGTCAGTATATGTCTCCGACATCCAATCCTCACTTACAGGGATTGTACGATCAAATGGCGGGAGACGTTACGGCAGGTGTTCAATCACAATTCTCAAAAGCGGGAAGGTTGGGATCGGCAGCGAACCAATCGGTTCTGGCTGATGAGTTAGGACAACTGGCTAATCAAGTGTACGCACCAGCCTATCAACAGGCACAACAAAATATGCTCACGGCAGCACAACTAGCACCAGGACTGGAACAGGCAAACTACAACGACATTCAGGCACTTGCGTCTGTCGGACAGCAAAATGAAGCAATGCAAATGGCACAGATACAGGATGCCATTAACGCTTTTGATTTTCAACAGCAGCAGCCTTACTATACATTGAACCAATACTTAGGTCAGCTAGGAGCCAACGTTCCTACGACCAGTTATCAAACTCAGCCTGTTTTCCAAAATCAAGGAGCTGGAATACTCGGTAGTGCGATGACGGGAGCTAACTTAGCTAACTTAATTACTCCAGGACAAAATCTAGGTATGGGTGCGATAGGCGGAGGACTTCTCGGAGGATTTGCTTAATGGCAACACTATATCCAGATGGAAAAGGCGGTTACACGCCCATTAATCCTGCAATAGCGAATGCGAAGGCAAACGCATTGAATAACTCAATGGGAACAGGATCATTGTTTAATTACAGTGCATTGAATCAACGCAGTCCTTATTCAGTTATGAGAAGATCAGGTGTTGCACCTTCAGGATTTATGGGTGTTAATCAACGACCTTCTAGTATTGCATCATCAGGTCAGCCGATTAATTATAGAAATATGAATCAAGCTGAGAATCTGTTTCAGGGAGTTCCCAAGCAAACACGAACCGGTGCGGTGGACACACCTCCGAACTGGAGAAAGAACCTGTTGAACTACATTGTATCCCCTAAAGGACAGGGAATGGCACAAGGTCTTTTAGAGGCAAGTGGCTATTCAAAAACACCTGTAAGTTTCGGTCAGGCGATGGCACTGGGAATGCAAAGAGGCAATCAGGCTGAAGCGACAGCAGCAGCATCACAACTGGCTAAAAATCAATTTGCTTTTCAAAAAGAGCAATTTGCAGAAACAAAAGCTCAAAACGCAGTTGCTAATTTTCTGACAAATAAAAAAATTGATGTAGATTTACAAAATGCATTAAAGCCACAATTAAGTTCTTTTACAAAATCACTTATGGCAGCAGGGATTGATCCTGCTTCTCCTCAAGGTTTGGAACTATTAGAAAAAGAATTAGCAAAAGCTACTTCTACTATTACACTAGATCAAAAAAGCGAGACAGAATATCAAAAAGAAAGAGGAA